TCAATAGACCCCCGACGGGCAAGGAACTGATTTCGGCTCTGATCGCGCAAGTCGATGCCACACCGTTGGAGGCGTTTCCCAATCATCTCGCCAACAGACTTCTGGAAGAATAAATTCAATCCAGGCTCTATGGCGATAACTCGATTGGTGGTCGCATCTTTCGGCACAGTTGTAACTTTGTTCCCCACCTGGAAAAGAGGAAACTCTAGACCAGACAAATGGCTGCCCCACAGTGGAAATATTGTGGATAGCAAACCAAGGGGTAGAAGTTGGTACAGATCTCGCGTAATTCCAGTTTCACACTGGAACTTATTGATTGGACTGGCTAGTTGACGTTTTATCAACGTCGTCGCGCCAGGACCCCAATCTGGTTCCTCAAGAAACTCGGAGCACGAGAACTCGCCAAGGATACGGTCGATTTTTCGAACGACTGCTTGATGCAGCCGAACGGCGTTCCCCCTGTAAAGAGGGTCTGCAGACAGATTCCTGAAGCGAGCGTTAGTACGCTTGCAGCAAAGCTCGAATTCTACGAACTTCGCTATAGCGACCTCATCCAAATCCAAGCCAGTAGATAAACCACTGAACTTGGACAAGAACTTGGTAGCTAAGTAAGCGCCCCTCGTTTCTTCAAAACTTTCGTAATGAAGAGGATTGAATGCTAGCTCTGACAATTGCAAATGCTCTCCCTCGCGGAAAAGCATCGCCACTGTCAGGGCACGCGGACAATCAAGGGCCTCCAAGTACTTGAGAATAACCTGAGATTCAACTTCAGGCTTCACGCGGTGCTTCCGAATCCCATCAAGGACTCGGACCTTATACTTCTTAGAAGACATAAGAATTCTCCGGAGTTTAGTTAACTAGATTTGGGCGTCGGAAAAGATCCCGACTAATACACCATCTCGAAGTTATCGATCGCCGCCTTGAGCGGAGACCCCGTTGCATCAGTTGGGGTTCCGTCCGAAGCATTGATCGTGGTTGCGAAGAGCGAACAAACGTTGTTAAACAGAGCTTGACGCTCTGCCAACGTCGAACGCTCAGGCAACATAAACTCCATGACGCAGGTACAGTCGTACGCCTTCGTTGGCGCCGGTTGAATGCCGGTAGCCGTCGAAGGGGACGTCTGCTCTAACGTCGGGAGAACGACCTTCGCCGTCACCTTGTAAATACGGCTCGCTTTTTGGGGCGGACGTACCGACAGAGTAACGGCGGGGTAACCGATGGCGATTCCGCCAGACCGGTCCACCCACCGCGCAACACCAGGAAGGACAAATCCCTCGGGGTCGAGCGTTCGATTCACTCCGATCGCCGCGTCAGTTGTGACGTGCGTGGCAGAAAGAATCGAGCTTACTTTCACAGCTGCGATAGCAGGCATGTGGTAACTCCAAAATTAAATTGTTGGAGGCCAGTCTAGACTAACGAAACACCACCTTTAACAGGGCCAACCCATTCAGCGCTCGCTGGAGGTTCAGTCCATTTCGGATAGATGGGAAGATCTGACTCGGGAAGCTTGTTAGCTTACCCCGATTCAGAAGAACCACATTTCTCGTCCATGAACCATACATCCAATGTTTGCCGTTTGGTATTGTCCCTGCATTAGGAAAGTGCTGAGCGTTAGTCTGGCCATAAACGTTCTGCTTAGTGAATCGTGTCTGGAACCCATCGACGAACTCGAAACCATCAAAGTCAGAAAGACTTTCAAGGTACGAGCCAATCGGCAAGAACCAGTCGACCACGAAGCTGAACGGGATTAACTCCCACCCTAGATTGATGGGGTTTGTAAAACCCGTCTGCGCCATCAAAGCACGTTTGGCCGACGACAACCGGTAGCGTAATCCGTATTTCACGGACGACTCGTATGAGACAGAAAAACCGCCCCATACGAATGCTTGTGAATTTATCACATACACTATCGGAACGTAGGTCTTAGTACGACGTGTAGCAGACGATCGGACCTGCTGCCAAGAGGAGTTTGCTAGATTGAATCTAGCTAGAGCCTCGGAAGCCTCCCGTACATCACTTAAGAGCGGTTTCCATCCGTACTGCAACTCTAGCCAATTCTGGGCTAGGGAATTAGTACGTTTTGGACCGCCCCCTGGGCGATACACGGGCTGGCGACCAGCCCAAAGCGCGTCTGCAGCGGCTGAAAAATTCAGACGTTTCAGACTTCTAACGGACAGGACCAGCCTTCGAGCGGTCGTTGCGACCATTCGATTAAACTGGCCCATTTGTGCTAGGGTGAGAGCAACGTTTCCGCTGATCCCAGCTTTTGCATTGTTCGCTAGACGCTTTATGGCCATGTTAACCAACTCACTTTCGTGAGAAGGTTCAGCAGGTGGGCTCCACAAAGTGTTGAACTTGTGGTAGGAGGTTGTCGAAACGTGCGGGGCTGGATAGTCCCGAACGCTAAGATTTCCCCCATCGAAAGTTTCCCGTATGTAGACAGTATGCGGATTTACCGGCAGTGCTGCCTTCTTAACTCTAGCAAAATTCGGAGTACGAGACCCCGTCCAGGTACGCGTATAGAAGTTATACGTAGTTACTGGATTGGACTGGCTTCCGGGATTACTGGAAGACCATTCGTGTCCTGTAAAGGACCCGTTTCGACTCTCATTCGGCCGGAGTACACGCGGGGACTTCGTAAAGCCCCTCCTCAGATTCTGAAAAGATACTGAGGCCCGTCTCGCTAAGGAACTTAAAGCGAGAGCTAGGCTACCTTGGTTTGGGTTCACCGACAGGATATACCAACCGTTCCCCTTATTATAGGGTACCGGAAGTTGTCTCCCGCTGATTCTCCAAATTGGGTACGTAGTACCACCTACACCATGCCCGTAGGCCTTCGTCATCTTCACATATAGCACAAGCTCACGCGGACTCCGCGAGCGATAACTAAAGCGAACAGTGTGACCCCCCGGATAAGGGAGGTTTAGCTGCTCGCCCAAGATTCGCCCGCTAGAATCCGTAAGAGTTAAGCTATACGAAAAGTATGTCTTAGGCTCACGAGGGTTAATGGTGGCATAGCGCCGAGTGAGCCACTCGGACCCAGGTTTTTTCCCGAAAAAGAAAGGGGATATACTCATTCTAGTTTCCTAATAATGAGGTCCCTCGCCTTCTCGGTATGGCTCAGAACTCTATCGTACACCCAAGAAGACAGAATGGCAATTCCCAGGGCAAAAGTCAGAGCGAAAATGAAGTACCAAGCGGGTCCTTGGAGTCCCGCGAGGAACCTCACAATCTTCTTTACTAATGCCCAGAGTCTTGACATGATGTCTCCTAAAGTGATTTGGTAGAGTCGTGGAGCATTAAGCTCCGCATAAACACCCCGTGTACGTAAACGTCAAAAGATTGAAGCGTAGTTTCCGGCAATCTCACCGTGACCAAGGTCCGCGATTAAAACGCAAACCTGGCCCGTGTTAAGATTGACGTACACAAACGCCGCATCTTTCTTGCCTTTGCTGAAGGGCTTTTGAATTTCCCTCAGCTTGACAAGTCGACGTACCCACTTATCGAGGTCTGACAATACGGTCGCTTCGCCAGGAGTGAGTTCTCCCAGTTTCGCTTCCATGTAGCCCAGAAGGATAGGACGGAGTTCCTTGTAAAGGGAATCACCATCCATCCAAGTGGGAATCACGTGAACGTGCTGAGTTTGCACACAACTAGAGAAGTTACGCATTGTAGATCTCCTATAAGAGGTTAACGGACACGGG